GTCATTAACTACGACTTGTTTTGGTGTGAAGAATCTTTGTGTATTTAAAAATTCATTGAATGCTTCAGGAATTAAATATCCTTTGAAACTCATATTAAAGTTTGTCTTAATGATTCTTTCATTATCACCCATTTCTGTTGCATCTTCAAAAGAGTCTATTGATGATAAAAATTTAAATTTATTTGGTTCACCCCAATACGCTCCCTCTGAAAAATTTATAGCTTCAATAATTCTATTCATCTCCTCAATGTAAGGTGTCCAAACTATTGCTTCGTAATTTAAATTCATATAATCAGGAACAGCAGTAGTGTAGTATTCTTTTGAATTTAATAATCCTTGAACAACTGAAAATCTATCGTATCTTTGATTTTGAGAGTATTTTTTCTCAAATGTATAAAATTGTTTTGGGTCATTTGCGTCTAATTTATCTATTGGTAATGATTCGTTTGCTTCCATTGAAACTCTACGAAATACTATTAGTGGTGTAATTAATTGTCCTTTAACATCACGAACATAACCTTGTTTTTGTATTGAGTTCCATCTTTCAGCATTAGCGTAATAAACTGGAACTTTAACTTCTTGTCCGTTGATTGTTGTCATTGGTTTTATGACTTCATTGAAATAATACATTATAGCCGCATCAACATCCATTAAACCAATAGATACATTTTTTACATTATCTTTTCTTTGGTTTGTTTCAGAACCTCTACCTCTTTGTAGTCCTCTATTAAGTTCTCTACCTTTTAGTCTTCGTTCTGTTCTTGGTAATGGTTTTGTTCTATCGGCCATTATTCAACTCCTAATTCCAATCCAATTCTTTTTGAATATTCTTTTTGTGTATTGACAATACTATTAAACGATTCTGGTAATAAGTATCCTTTCATACTTAAATCAAATGTTGTTTTGATAATTCTTTCTCCCTCAAATTCTGAAGCGTCTGTAAATGTTGAAATACCAGCTTTAAATTTAAATTTATCTGGTTCTCCCCAATAAGAATTTTTTGACCAACTAATTTTTTCTATGATTTTATTCATTTGGTCAATATATGGTGTAAATACAATACAATTATAATTTATAGTAACATAACTTGGAATAGTTACATTGTATGCTTCTTCTAATGGTTCATCATTTTCAAACAATATAGAAGTTTGTGTAAATCTATTTTCTTTGGAAAATTTATTTTTAAATGTGTAATTAGAAGCTTCTGTTGCTGGTTGTAATGAAGGTGTTAGGAAAGCATTGTTTGATTCTCTTGATACTGATGTTCTTTTAAAAATTAAAAGTGGTGTTATAAATTGTCCTTTGACATCTCTTAAATATCCAAGTTTTTGAATTGATTTCCACCTTTCTGGGTTTGCATAATAAACAGGAACTTTAACGACTTCACCATTATCTATTACTTCTGGTTTAATTACCTCTCTAAAATAATACATAACAGCGGCGTCAATATCTAACAACCCAACTGAATAATTTTTTACATCATCATCTCTACGACTTGTATCGAATCCTCTGTTAAAATTAGTTTGTGTTGTTAATATTTCTTCGTTTCTTGGTAAAGTTTTACTTCGTTCCATTAAATACTTCTCACTTCTTCAATGTTAAGATTACTTCTTCTTAACAAGTTAGCACCACAAATGACTGAATGAATATGTTGTCCGTCAAGTTGTTCATATTGTCCACCAACCAATTGGTTTTCATTTATATTGTTGATTTCCCAATAAGCAGTAAACCATTCAATCACATCTCCTATTTCCAATACTAAACTTACATCTCTTAAAGATTGTCTTACAAATGAAAATGTTGCATTTTGTCTTAAATCTGGTCCAAATTCATCTGTGTTAAATGCCATATCTTCAGCTTCAACCAAGCAAGCCATTTCAATACCTGATTTGAATACTTTTCCGTCTGATGTTTCACCATACATATTGGTTTCTGTATTGCTTGCAGATATTTTGTAAACAATTACAGTCTGGTCAATGATTCCACTATTGGCATTATTTAAATCACCGATAAGTTCTTTATTAAACCTATCGAAAGTGTCTAAATCTTTTTTACCATAATATCGTGGATTTGCCATCACTCACTCCTAACCTATGTAGATTGGATATGGGACTTTTTTAAGTTTTTCTTGTAGGAACTCGGATTCATCTTTGTCTGCTTCCATAAGTGCTTTACGAGAAGATTGTTCAAGTATTTCCCTGAGTTGTGTAACAAGAGCTTCTTTTTCGGCTGACGCTTCTGACCTCAAAGTGTCTCCGTCTAAGCTTGTTTCAGCACCTGGTATCGGGATAGCTCCATATTTACTCCTTACTATACCTAATAATTCCTTTGTTAGTGCTAATCCATATTTTCTAATCCATTGTTTCCCTACATCATTAATATTTGTAAATTTCATATTATCGTAAGGAACATTGGAAAAGTCGGAAATTACATCTGAACTTCCTGAATGTTCCGTTATTAACGCATTATCTCTATCTGAACGAACCACATATTCAAAATGTAATTTATAAGATGAGTCTGGTCTTGGGAATATTCTTAGTTTGTTATTTCTTAATTGAAATGAATATGCTGATTTTCTTATTTGGTCATTTAACTCAATAGCTTGTAATCTCAACATATCTGCGTAAACTGGCATCATTAAAAATGTAACTGCTGGTGAGTAATTACCAAATCCAAATTGGTCAAGTAAATTCATTGTTCCAGCACCAGTTCCTGCATAAGGGTCAAAATATCTTTGAACTGCTGGTGTTTCTTCATAGAACACTCTTTGTAGTTCTATTGAATTACCACTTTCACTTACATCTGCCCATAGTGCATTTAAGTCATAACTTTGAGAACCACTTACTATGTCTACTGAACCTGATTTTACTTCAACTAAACCACCGACTCCAGCTTCTGTTCCGTAAGCTTGTGATAAGAATACACTTCTACCTAAATTCGGGGTTACTCTTTTATGTGTTAGATTTGAAGAAGTAGATTGTCCTTGTAGTGATAATAAATTGTCTTTAATGTTAAATTGATTTATTTGAGCACTATATTCAGATACACTTTCCTCTAAACAAGCATAAAATTGTTTGTCTTGTAATTCTACATTCATTAGTGGATATCCTAATCTTTGTGCACACCAAGTTGCAAACTTTGGAGCTTCTGATTGAAACTCCGAATCTGTATCATAAAATCCAAATGGTGTATTACCACTAACTGCTGAACCTGAACCAGGCCATATTGGTTCTTGAGCCATATTTAATTCTCCTTAATTTGTTCTAGTAATAAATATAACGAAAACCAAAAAACCCCCAGCGAACTGGGGGTTTTTCGTGATAAGTATTACTACTCGACTATGTAATGTTATTTATTACACTTTGTCTACATCAGCAACAATAACTTTACCATAGAATTCGCTTCTGACCATTTTCTTAGCGTATCTGGTCATCACGCCTTTTCTAGGTGTGAAGTTAGTTGGGTCGTAAACAAGTGGTGTCATAATTAACGGCACATATGGTGAATACACAGCACCTGTTTCTAAGAAGTTTGAACCTCTAAATCCAACAAGGATTTGATTTTCTTGCATGTAAGGGTTCTTGTATACATTGAATCTATTGTTTAATAGACCAACTTTTTGAACACCCATTGCGTAAGAACTATCTACTGCACCATCTGAAGTTGTAGCATATCCAGGAATAGATTCTAGGATTGTTGCTGTTTCAGGTGATATAACAATAAAGTTAGCTCCACCTCTTAGGGTTTTTTGGTGAATTGCATTAGATACTGATTGTATCTTGTTTCCAAGTGTCTGGAACCACTCACCTTTTGTGTAAGCACTTGCTTGAGTTGCAGTGTTCTTAAATGATGAACTTGAACTTTCATACTCACGACCTACAAACGCTGAGTAATATTCTGTTTTAGCTGTAGCACCTGATAGCAACATATCAAGAATTTCTAAATCAATTTCCATTGAAATATACTCACTTAATAATGATGTTAATTCTGCTTCAGCATCTACTGAATGGTATGCGTTTAAGTCTTGAGCTAGTTCAGGAGTCCAAACTGCTTTTAACTTACGAGTTTTCGCTACGATAGCGATACTTCTTAATGCTATGTCGATTTCTGGTATACCAGCGTCTGATTCAGCTGATGTTCCACTTGGTGTAGCCTCAAAGTCACCTCTAGTTGTATCTGTTGGTGCTTTGTGGTATTTAAATACAAGTTCTACTGATTTATTACCGAACGCATCAGCACCTGTTGGTGTTGTTGGGTCAACAATAAATACTACATTTGCTCCACTTGTTTTTGTGTGAGCTGGGTAGAATGCATCTAATTCAGAACCTCCACTACCACTAATTTCAAAAGCTCTAACTCCGTCAAAATCACCACCAGAAAATACTGATTTAGCGATTGTAACTTTTCTTAAGTTTGTTAAAGATGAACTTAGTGATGGTTCAAAGTCTACATCTTGGAAACTAACTGATGCTGTTGTGTAAGAACCAGTGTTAATAGTTACTGATGTATCATTGATTGAATATCCAAATTTACCTGCACCATATAAACCTTCAGTTGCATCACCAGAAGCTGATGTTACACCGTGAACATTTTGGCCAGAGTCAAAGTTAGATTGTTCTGTTCCATATCTGAAATCGAGATAGAAAATAAGACCTGATGGTAAATTCATTGGTTGAACTGACACAAAGTCTTGTGCAGCTAACTCACCAAAGATTCTTCTTACTAATGGTAAAGCAACACCTGACCATTGTTCGTTATTAGACGCTGTTCCTACTTGTGAAGCTTCGTTAACAAGTTGATTTGCTTGGTTTTCAAGCAATACTGCCATTCCACTTCTTTTAGTTTCAGTATCAATACCTTCCAATAGACCAGTTGGCTCCCATTTGTCAACTAATTGTCTAGTTTGTTCTAGTAATTGTTTGTGCGGATTGTTACCATCAAGTAACTGACTAATGTTGTTTATATCTGACATTATTCTCTCCGATTATAGTTTAAATTAAATTTGCCAATTTCTTAAATCTGTTTTTCATCTCTTGTCCTTCAGAAAGAACTTCTTTCTTAGGTTCAGTTGATGCAACAGCTTTAGAAGCTTGACCTTTACTTTCGTTTACTCTTTTGTTACCATTACCTTTAAAAGATTCTGCTAATGTAGCGTAAACTAATTTGATTTCTCTCAAGTTTTGAGCGCGGTCGAATTGTTCTACAACTCTAAGTTTTTGGTTGTTGTTTAAACCAAAACCTCTAAACAATTTGTTAGTAAACAAAAGTTTAGCGTTCAATAGATTTACTTCGTTTAATTTTTCACGAAGATAACCGATTGTATCTTTGTATTCTTTTAGTTGTGTTTTCATTTCGTCCACTTTATCGTCCTCGTCTTCATCTTGATGCTCTTCTTCTGATAGAGCTTTTAAGACTTCTTCAAGGTCGATATCTTCGTCTACTTCGTCTTCATCTTCATCTTGATGTTCTGCTTCAACTACTGGTTCTTTGACTACTGTGTCTTCTGAATTTTCATTTCCACCTTCTTCATCAGCACCTTCACCTTCTGGTCCTTGTGCTCCGATTTCAGATGAGTCCTCTGCGCGTTCTGAAGGTTCTTTGTTTTCAGCATCACCTATTTCTGATGAGTCGAGTTCTTCTTCAAGTTCTCTGATGACTGATTCTAAATCAAGTTCATCTTCGTCATGCATATCTTCGTCATGCATGTCCTCATCATCCATATGTTCGCCTTCATCTTCCATATGTTCGCCTTCGTCTTCCATATGTTCTGCTTCTTTGACATCTTCGTCGTCTTCGTCTTTCATGCGTTCTTCGACTTCGTCTTCTTTTTCTCCATGCATTCTTTCTTCGACTTCTTTCTCGTCGTCATGCATTCTTTCATCAACTTCGTCTTCTTTTTCGCCATGCATTCTTTCTTCGACTTCTTTCTCGTCGTCATGCATTCTTTCGTCAACTTCGTGTTCGCCTTCAGCTTCCATATGTCCGTCTCCACTTCCTACTTCACCTTCGCCTTCACCATATTCTTCATTATCAGGCATTTCTTCTGATTGAATTTTTTGTGATAGCATGTTTTTCAAACGCGGTGTAAACGCTTCCTCAAGAGCTATTTTAGCATTTTCTAATGCAGTTGCACGAAGTGCTTTTGCATCAGCAATTGCTTCTTTTAAAATATCATCCATTTTATTTCTCCGTTGGAATCAATATAGTTATTGGGAACTATAATATAGTGTGATTAATTACAATATATGAACTGGTCGATTGACCGATATTGTGTTTACATATAAATATAAAATTATGAAAAAATTCGTCTTTTTTTATTGATTATTTGATAATTTTCTATTATTTATCTTAGCTCTTTTTCTCATTTCTCGTTTTTTGACTGAAGGTTTAGTGTAGAACTCTCTTTCGCGTAGTTCTATCATCATACCAGAGTCTTTTACTTTTTTTTTGAGTTTTCTTAGAGCGTATTCTATTTTGTTGTCTTTAACTATAACCTTTAACAATTTAACCTCTTAATCTGTTTCGTTATCTGCTGAGTAATTTTTATCCACATAATTGAAGAATTCTTTTTTCTTATCACCTAATTCTGCTGGTGAATCAACTCCAAACTTTTTTAATGCACCTCTAAAGAATTTTGCATATTTAGTATCTTGTTCTGTGATTTCATCATCTTCGATAGGTTCTTGATAAGGATTTTCTTCTCCGGTTTCTAATTCAGGTGTTTCAATATCATCTGATTCGTGTCCGTATGTATGTGTTTCGTTTAAATCATAATAACGACTTAACACAATACCCATATCTTCATATAGAGCTTCTAATCTTTGTTGAACTGCTGAAGCTTCTTCTGATAGTTTACCAAAGTTTTTTGATAAATTTGTTAACTCTTTCATATTACGATTTACTGTAACTTTGTCAAACCAATTTTCTGTTTCTCTTAATGTGTGAACTTTAGCTGAGTTAGCAATATCTGAAAGTGTTTTTGCTGTTTCTTTTAAATCACCAGATTTGTAAATAGATTTACCCAAACTACTAAATTCTTGAATCTTTGATAAGATTTGTTTAGAACTTATTTTAGTTTCACTTTCTACTTCACCATATTTTTCTTTAACCATTTTGGATAAAGACATATCTGTGTGAAATGCTGGTTTAGAAACAACACCACCTGCTAGTGAAATTGAGTGTTCTTTCAATAAGTTTTTTAGTTTGATTTGTTTTGACATATTTTTTCCTCGTTAATAAATATAATGTTTTTAAATTTTTCTATAAATAAGTATTCATACCGGTATGTTTTTTAAAGAACTTTTGTAATTGGTCTCCATAAACTCTTTTTTCTACAGCTTTAACTTTTTTATTACCCATTCTAACTTGTGCAAATTCCATATCGTATAAATCTAATGATGTTAGTCTTATTGTTACTAAATTTATACCTTTTGCATTTCTACCGATTTTAAATAATAATTCTTTTCTTTTTTTATCAATTGTTAGTGGTTTAGCACCTGTCATTACCATAAATCTTTTACCACCTAAATGATTTAATGTGTCTTTTGCTTGTGAAGTAGTCATTTCATTTACTTTTTCTTCTTTAATCTTTCGTAGTATCTTTGGGTCTTCACTACCAAACATACCAATCAAAGTATCTTGTATTTCACCTCGTGAGTATCTCATTTGTTTGAATTGTTTTTTGGAATTATCAATTGCTTGAAATATTGGCCCATATCCTTTTTGTTTCAATAACTTTTTCACTGCAGGTCTCATCTTTTCATTTACTTTTCTAATTCTTGATTTACCTTTTTCTGGGTCGTAATCAAAGTTAGGTTCTTTTGGAAACCTTTCTCCGTTTTTGATTTTATCTTGTCTGACTGCGAAAACTGATTCGTGTGGATTCAATATATAGTTTCTTGCTGAATTTAAATAATTAGCTGACAATGTTACTTTGTCTGTCCACCAACTTGGTAGTGGTTCAGCATCATTAACTTTTTTAAGATAACCAATGATTTGTAATGCATCTTCAATAGATGTTTTTAATTTTCTAACTGCTGATGGAACATCAGTATGTCCGTCTTCATTGATTGATTCAAATAAAGACATATCTATTTTATACTCTATTCCCATTTTTGCATAATCTATAAACTTTTTATATTCTTTTGCTTGTTTTGGTGTCATTTTGTCTGGTGGAAACATTTTCTTTTTTTCATTAATGTTTTCATTAACATCTTTAACACCTGTTAGTTCATAACCCAATACTTCTGCATTTTCTAATCTTTCTTTTTCAAATTTTTTCTTTTCTGTTTTGGTTAAAGATTCATCAGAACCAAATCCTTCGTTAGTTCCTTTTTGTATACCTTTTTGTGTTCTAGCATATTTAGTCATATTTTTAAATATATTTTTAACATCATCAAGTTTAGAAGCTCTCATTGCTTTTCTATAATCTGTTTTTAAACCTTTTTCTTCTCGTTTGATTTGAGTGTTAATCATATTTAAAAACTTTTTAAGAATTTTTTCAAATCTACCTTGATAACTACCTAATCTTTTAGAACCAACTAATGCATAATTAATATCAAAAGTTAATTCACTTAATTCTTTTCTTCTTTTATTTGGTTTTTTATTGTCATAAAAATTACCATAAGTCATTAATTCTACAATACCTTTGTAAGCTTTGTAAAGTTCATCTCTTTCTTCTATGGATAAACCTTCTTTATTTTTAAGTTTTTTAAATCCTGCTCTCATTTTGTTTGGAACACCTGCATTTTCTTTCAATTCTTTATCTTCTTCTCCGGTTCCACCAGGTGATTTTAATTTATATTCTGGATTTGTAGCTGAAAATTTATAACCACAAGTTTCAACATAATCCTCAACCATTGTTCTGATTTTTTCACGAAGTGCTTGTTCTACTTTTTTAGGAAGTCCTTTATGTTTTGTAGATGCAAATTTTTCAACATCTTTCTTTTTCATATCGTCTGCCGCGTCTTGTGCTTTTTTAGAAAATTTAGAAGCTGGTTGGTCTCCTTTTTGTATTGCTCTAACAATACCCATAAATTTTTGTTGTTGTTTTGATTGAGCAGGCATTATTCGTTTGCTCCTTGAACTATTTTTTTACCTCTTTTTCTACTAGCTTTATATTCTATATCTTTCAATATATCAGGTAAACTATCTCTTAATTGAAATCCACCCTCATTGTTTAAAAGTTTTGAAATATCTTGTAGTAAATCAAACCCACCAAAGTCTCCAATCAATCTATTACCAATTCTTTTTCCTTTGGTATCACGAAATACATCTGATACTTTTTTATTATTGAATTTATCGAATTGTTTGTATGCATTTACAGCTTGTCTATATTTTGGAAACAATACTGAACCTAATCTTTTTGGAACACTATAATCAACTCTTTCCGGTTCATTAAAGTTTTTAGGGTTTTTTAACGCCCTTTCTAATTTTTTAATCAATACTGAAACCGGTTCTTTAATGAAAGGTGCTCTCCAATGTCCTAAATCCCAAATAGGTGTAATGTCTTCTCTATCATCAAAGTCAATACCAACAATATCTATTTTACTAACTAATTTTAAAAATTCTCTCATTGATTTAATTAATGGAACGGCGTGATATTGTAGATTGATGTATCCGTATATTGTAGATTTGGCTTTTCTTACTGGTGGTTTCAATACCGAAACCATATTTTCATTTAAAACTTCTTCTTTTATGAGTGATTTTAACTGAATCATTTTCTTCTTCGTCCGTATTTATTAAATCTATCTCTAACATCATAAAACAATTGTTGTAATACATTTCTTTTAGAAAAACTTGCATCTTGAAGTTTTCCAGATTTAATACTTCTAACTAAGT